ATCCCTTTGTCCTCTGCTTCAATTGAATAGAAAACTCTTTACCCTTTTTAGGATTAACAAGATAACAATCTATCTTATCCTTTATATCTTCTTTTGCCGTAGCATCCTTGAACTCTAATCCAACAGAACTAAAATATCTCTTCAGCCTCTCTTTATTGGCGTCTTCAAAAGGCTTCATTTGCTTTAAGCGTTCTTGTATGGATAAATATTTTATCTCAGCTTCTAAGGTCATTTAAGAGCCTACGCTTTCCTTCTCTATTCAATTCTGTGGTTCTATCAATAATTGACATACCTTCCAAGTGATCTCTCTCATGCTGAAAAGCAATAGCTTTAAATCCAGTTAATACTTCTTCACGATCAACAAACTGATCATTACCAATTTCTTGCCACGTTGCTTTTATTTCAACAAACCTTGGAACCAATAATTGTTGCCTTGGAACAGATAAACATCCTTCCTTTGCAACACTCTTTTCAACAGATGCGGGCTTAAATTTAGGATTAAGATAAACCCTAAACAAATCCGATTCAGCCTCTTCTCTGATTAAGAAAAAGCTTTTCTGGATTCCAATTTGATTCGCCGCAATACCAATACCATCATAAGCCAAACAAGCCTTTAACGCTTCTTTAAACTCACGATATAAATCGTTATTAATTTCTTTAATCGGATTAGTTGCCTTTATTTTATTAGCATAAACAATATGCTTTAAGATAACTTTATCCGAATAAGCTTCTTTAATATTTAATAACATACTCTCTCCAGAAAAAAAGAAAAGGCCAGAGGATTAGCTCTGACCCTTCCCATCAAACACGCTTTACTGACTTGCTTTCTTGCCCCATCTTCACTACCAGATCACCGGGACGAGGTGCCCCAGAATCACCATCTGGAGTGATGACCCAAAGAACTTTAGTCCCTACAATCGCTCCCATTTTTGGAGCATAGCCGTCAGTAAACATAATAACGGCGCTGTACTTTCCTCGATTCTTTGGACTGTTCAAGTAACGCTGAACACAATCAAAATCTGTGCCGCCGTTACGAGTACGCTTCCATTGGAAGTTCTGTCCATTTTTTACGGTCTTGAATGAGCTCTCGTCAATTTCCGTATCGAAGTTCACAATATCAATTTGTGCTTCTCGGCTGCACGCAAACGCTTCCGCAAGGCCACGCTGAACATCATCATCCCCAACCGATCCAGACTGGTCAATAGCCCAAAGCACGTTGGCGACAGTAGTACGCTTGGCACCAGGAAGCAAGTAGGGCAAACGCTTATTAATACGCTTCACGGTTGAAATACGATCCGTTGAACGAGCACGCCCAATAAACATCTTGAGAATACTACGCCAATCAAGCTCATTTTTCAGCATCTTCTCAATCTCTGCCGCAACCTCCGATGGTACGGAACCCCATGAGGCAGACTTGTGAGCGTTCTTCACTCCCTTCTCAATCAATTCACGAACCTTCTCCCGCATAATATCACGCAGTTCTTCGGGAACCTCTCCCCAACCGCTGTGGCCGTCAAAGGTTTCTCCATCCTCGTTACCAATAGAGATGGTGTACTCACCATCACCCTTGCCACCCTTGTTATTTTCCTTGGCGTATTCCTCCAAGCGAGCCATGTACCAATCGGCACTCTCAAACTTCGGAAAAGACTTGAAAAGCTCTGCAAGCTTGGGATCGTCGCACTTGGGAGCCTTCCCAGGCATCAGACAAACTTCGGGCAAACGATCCTCACCAATAATAGAATTGATAGCAAGGTCCGTTGCATAGTTCCAAAGCTTCGCACGCTTACGATCCGATACCGCACGCTCTGCAATGTGCATAAAAGCAATGTGGAACAACTCATGCATGATTACTCCCTTGCGCTTCTTGCCAGCAAGAGAACGCATAAAGTCGGGATTGTAACCCATACGGATATTACCGTTTCGGTCTACGGCAACATAAGCCGTATCAACCTTCCAGTCAGAAACCTTGGGAATGTGCATTGACATTCCTCCAAGGAAAGGCTCTTCTTGCATGAGCTCAATGAATTCCAGATTAAATTCGTACTCACGAGGATCTACGTTAGGATCGGGCTCATGGCGCACGTTAAGGTCAGTAGTCTTGCTAGTGGTGCTGTTATCGTTACTCATGGACACATCATAACGCAACGCACGCAAACAGTCAAGATGTTTAGCTTCTCTCTTTATTGCCTTTCTCTTGGTAGTGCTCCACACATAAACTTCTTGACTTCTAATTTTTGCCGCTGTAAAGTGATTAAATAAACTATGAGCGAAAAACTTAAACTAGATAAAGATGTTTGTGATTGCTGCGGAAAAGAAGAAAGAGGCAGCATGATTTACTTTGGTGGAGTACCTTTGGAATTTCGTTGCGCTTCCTGTGCTCCTATGCTATACAAGCGCACATACCGAGAACACTTTGAGGAACTGGCTGAAACCGCTGAAACAAACTTCCCGATTCGTAAGATCCACAATCGCTTGACTCTAGGATCGCACTCTGGTAGGATGGTTCCACAAGGTTGATCGAAATCACCTAAACCCGTAACGCTAAACACAAGGAAAAGGAAAAACACAATGTCACTCTCCGCTCTGTCTCTCGATATCAAGTCCACCAAGCGTCTTTTCGGTAAGTTCTCGCCCAACCGTGCGACCATGCTTCGTGGCCGCCATGGTATCGGCAAGAGCCAAGTTGTTTACCAGATTGCTGGTGATTACCGCTCGGAGTTCTACAAGGAGCTCGGTAACTGCGAGCGTATGTCTGCCGCCTTTGCGAAGGAGTCTGGCGTCCGTAAGGCGATGGATTCCTTCTGGAAGAAGCACGGGCACGATGCCAAGTATGAGGGTTGGGATCGCCACGTTTGGCACTATGACATGGGCGTTCCCGTTATTGAGCGTCGTTTGTCTCAAATGACCGAGGGCGATATCACGGGCATCCCCTTTGAGGGCAACCGTGGCGGCACCGTGTTCCGTGCAGTTGAGTGGCTTCTTGGTACTTGCGAGTTTCCTTCGGTTCTGTTCCTTGATGAGCTTAACCGTGCGATCAAGGGTGTGGAGCAGGCGACGTTCCAGCTTGCCGATAGCAAGGCTTTTGATGGAAACCTTCTCCATCCCGAAACCCGTGTGATGGTTGCGGTGAATATCGGAGATCAGTACGATGTTACTCCGATGGACCCTGCCGCTATCTCTCGCTATGCGGTAGTGGATCTGGAGCCTACGGTCGAGGATTGGGTTACTTGGGCGGGTGAGTATTGCCACCCTGCTCTTGCAGAGTTCATTCGCAGCAATCCTCGTTATCTGGAGTACAAGGATACCTGCGAGCCTAACAAGAAGTACCCTGACCGTCGTGCATGGGGTAATCTTGATGGTGAGCTTGAGCAGGCGGGTCTTTACAAGGATTGCAACGATGTTTTGTTCTGCCACATGGCGGCGAGCATGGTTGGTTTCGAGGCTGCAAACGCTTACTGGAACTTTATGAAGGAGCGTTCGGCTGATATTTCTGCGGAGGATGTAATCAAGGATTGGTCGTCGGTTAAGTCTCGTCTGCCAAAGGATGAGGCAAAGCGTCACCAGAAGTTCATCGAAATCATGGGTAAGCTTGACCATCTTCTCAAGACTCACACCATGAACGATTCAGAGGCACAACAGTACGGTAAGTATATGCACGATGCTCCAGCAGAGGTTCTCATGGGTGCTTGGAAGTCGATCAACACTAACCGTGCAAACCTCTTCAAGACGCATCCCTACATCGAGGATCTTCTTGTGCGGGTTCTGGCGAATAACACCCCTGCTCCTGCATCTGTGCCAGCTACATCTGCGCCAGTAGCGCCTGCTGCGAAGCCAGCAACGGCAACAGTTAAGCCCCGCACCCGCAAGTGATTAACTAAAACGTAGGTATCGACCGAAAGAGGGAACTGGAGAAATCCGGTTCCCTTTTTTGTTTTGTTTGTTTTTAATTAAACTATAATGACTTGAAACTAGATTATTTTTCCTATAGGCTGCTTCCATAGTTGAAAGGAAGTTTAAAAATGTCTTATATGAAATCAGATTTAACAATCAAGTTTGTAAAAACACATCCAGATGCAGTAATTCCCCAACCAGCCCATGATATGGGAGATGCGGGTTATGATATTTATGCTGTAGAAGATACGGTACTTCCATGCGGAGAAGTAACGATTGTTAAAACAGGATTGCAGCTAGCTGATTGCCGCCTTGAAGACTTGAAAGGGAATCAATTCTTTCTAGACATCCGTTCACGTTCTGGTCTTTCTCGTCAATTGGTGTTTCCAGTAACAGGAACAGTTGATTGTATTTACCGTGGTGAAATTGGAGTTGTTCTTGCAAACCTTGGTAAGAAGGATTACCAGATAAAGAAGGGGGATAGGATAGCGCAGATGGTCATCCAGCAGATCATCGCCAACGGACCTTCTGTTATTGTGAGCTTTGTAGAGACTGACCATGTTACGGAAACTAAACGTGGTGCTCGGGGTTATGGTTCAACTGGCACTTGATCCTTTATGTTTTTAAAGGACTTAACAGTATTAAAGCCAGGAACATTAGTTAAAGGATTAAAGTTAACAAACACTCAAAGATTTTTTAATATAAGTGGATGGAAATTAAACATAAGCAAGCAACTTAAGCCAATATTCCAAGAGGAACCTTTAACTGTTTTATTTTATCCTCAATATTCTATGCCTAAGCATATAAGAACTATATCTAGCGAAGACTTGAGAGATAAATTAGAAGAACATATAGAAAAAAGAATTATTGATCCTTGGTATGAATGGGAAAATAATAGGCTGATAAAATATAAGCTTAAAGAGCCTATTGGAATACATTTGGGAGAGTTTATATTTTCGTACTATAAAACAAAAACTTTGATGGGCCAGATATCGGAAAAAACCTTGGTTGTTTATAGTAAGATGTTATTGCCTTCTGGGGAAGTTGGTTATTTTTTATTTACCGCAGAGAATTGGCAAACAGAAGAAATGGAATTAGCATGATACAAACGCCTTATCTTATTATTGATGGATTAAATTATTTTACCCGTTTCTTTTGCGTAGTTGAAACAGTATCTGCTACTGGAGATCTTGTTGGTGGTGTGGTTGGTTTTATTAAAGGCTTAGGTTCTCTTATAGATAACTTTAAACCAGAAAAGGTTATTGTTGTTTGGGAACAAGGAGGGCCATCTCAACGTCGCAAACACATATACTCGGAATATAAAGCTAATCGTGCCACCAACAAGGTTCTTAATCAAATGTATCGTAATGATGGAAAGTTTATTACTTCTTCGGATGGAAAAAATAAAGTCTATCAATTACAGCTTTTAACAAAAGCTATCGGTCATCTTCCTGTTTGTCAAATCTATGTTCCAGATACTGAAGCAGATGACATTGTTGCTTACTTAGCAAAAAGAAAATTTCAAACAGATTTAAATACAAAAATTATTGTATCTAGCGATAAAGACTTCTATCAGTTGCTAGAAGATAACAATGTTAGGATTTATGATCCAGGTAAAAAGATTCTTATAGATTCAAATTATGTTTTAGAGAAGTTTGAGATTTCTTGCCGCAATATTACCCTGGCAAGAAGTATCGTAGGAGATGACTCGGATAACCTTGATGGTATCCCAGGGGTAGGTCTTAAAACAGTAGCCCATCGTTTCCCAGACTTCAAGCGTAATGATATTGACTTGGACATTTCTTGGTTGGAAGAACAGTCCAAGAAACTATTAACCGAAAGCAAGAAGCCACCAAAATGCTTTGAGGACATTATTCGTCATGTCGATATCGTCAAGAGGAACTGGAGTTTGATGTACTTGGATACGTCCTGCTTGGCTTCTAACCAGATTTCTAAAATTGATTATCGGTTAGAAAATTTTGTTCCTGCTTGCAATCGACTTGATTATATAAAAACCTTTATGGCGGCTGATATTCCTATGACCTATGATCTAGATCACACGTTTTCCTATGCAAAATCCTTGATTCGATAAAATTTGGTAAAAGTTTTTTGGAGTATACTTAGACTTAACATGGTCATCAAGTTCAAGAAAGTACTTCAGAAGAATAAGATAGTCTGGTATAGTCAGCAAGTAATAGTAACAAAATACTAATGGAGTTATAATAAATGTCTACAGACAAAAGCCCAGTCCTCTTTGCATCTCTAGGGAAATCTTTCCAAGAAAAGATGCTGCAAGCACTACTCACAGATCGCCAATGGTCAACACAGTTCATTGAGGTCTTTAACGTAGATGAATGCCTTGAACCCGTATATCTAAAACTTATTGCTAACAAGTACATTAACTACTATCATCAGTACAAGGAGTTTCCTACGATTGATCTAATGATCACTATCGTAAAGGATGAACTTTCAAGCAATCAAGATTTGGTTGTCCGTGAACAATGCTATAACTTTCTACAAAAAGTTATTAAGAATGAAAACGGCAACGATCTTCCTTGGGTAAAAGAAAAAGCTTTTACTTTCTGCCGCCAACAATTGCTTAAAAAAGCTCTTGGTGAATCGGTCGATATCATCCTTACCGACAAGTATGAAACCGTTGTCGATATCATGAAAAATGCTATCGCCGCTGGTATGTCATCTTCGCCAGGCCACGACTATAATAATGATATCGAAGCACGCTATTCAGAAACCTTCCGTCATGCTATTAAAACAGGCATCCCAGACTTGGATGATAAAAAGATCATGGGCGGTGGATTAGGCGCTGGAGAAATCGGTATCGTCGTTGCTCCTTCTGGTGTAGGTAAATCACATGCTCTTACGCACTTTGGCTCACAAGCACTTCTACAAGGTAAGAATGTATTCCATTATACAATGGAACTCAATGAACGATATGTGGGCATTCGTTACGATTCTCACCTTACAGACATTAACTCAAGTAACTGCTCTGAAGCAAAACATATAATTAAAGAATACTTTGAAGCGAACAAAGATTATCTTGGCCGATTGATTATTAAGGAATTCCCAGCTCGTAGCATTACTGTAAATAATATCAAGTCTCACGTTGAAAAGATGAGCTATAAGGGTGTTCGCCCTGATATGGTTATTATCGACTATGCTGGGATTATTCGTTCTACAGAACGATATGAATTGCCACGTCTTGAAATGCAATTTGTAATTCAAGAGATTCGTAGAATGGCAAAAGAATTAGACGTACCAGTTTGGACCGCTCTTCAATCAAATAAAGAAGGTGCCAAGTCTGATATCGTAGACTTAACAAACATGGCTGAAAGTTACGGCCAAGCTGCTGAAGCAGACTTTGTTCTTGGTCTTCAACGCATCAGTACACAAAAGGCTACTGGGCTTGGAACCATGTTCGTGGCTAAAAATAGATTTGGTATCGATGGCGTTCAATATAAAATTCATCTTGATACAGCACGTAGCAAAATTCGTGTCCTTACTGCCGACGAAGTTGAAGGAATGCAACACGAAATGGAATCTGAAAAAGAAAAGATTCAAGATGATACTGTTAGCCGCTTCAAAGATGCTATCCGTAAAAGTAAGGAAAAACTTCAACTTACCAAAGTAAGCGGCTACAATCAATAATAAGGAGAATCATTATGTTACTACAAGGTAGACAAACCTATAAGCCTTTTTTATACCCTCAAGCACATGACTTCTGGCTAAAACAACAGCAAGCCCACTGGCTTCCATCAGAAGTGCAAATGTCATCAGATGTACAAGATTGGGCAGATAAATTAACACCAGAGGAAAAGAAAGTCATCGGCGGGGTACTAAAAGGCTTTATCCAAACAGAACTTGTAGTAAATGACTATTGGACAAATAAAGTAACTAAATGGTTTCCTCACCCAGAAATTGTTATGATGGGTACCGCATTCGGTAATATGGAAACAGTTCATACAATCGGATATGCATATCTAAATGATACATTAGGATTAACAGACTATGATGCTTTCCTTCAAGAACCAACAGCAAAAGCAAAAATTGATCGACTCCTTGAAGTTAAAAATGAAGACCGTGCAGACATTGCTCGTTCACTTGCTGTCTTCTCAGGATTTACAGAAGGGGTTTCCCTGTTCTCTAGCTTCGCAATTCTATTCAACTTCTCCAGATTTAATAAACTTAAAGGAGTGGGACAAATCATTTCATGGTCAGTCAGAGA